AAGAGCACCTACAGGAGCTTTCGGAGGATTTAGTAGATTTAGATAAAAGGGGGTAAAGATGGATATATTGGAGGCTATCGAAATATCCAATAACTGCGTGACTTCAGAGGAATGCAAGAAGTGTCCATTGGGGAAGGTCGTGGAGTTTTCTATTGGGGAAAGTTTGAAGCTTGAGATTGGTCATCGAGTATTCATAACTACTTGCGGAATTGTTGGATTATTGAAGAGTGCCATCGAACAACTTAATGAGGAATAATGCCGACTCTTGAAGAACAAATCAGGGCGTTAAGTCCTGGAGCTTTGGATGTCTTTCGGAAGCAGTTACCTCAACGGCTAAAGGAGATGTCTTCTTTAGAACGCAATACTGCTCTGGATAAATTAATGCGGTTGCCTGAACTTGGGTTAGGTTTTGAGGGGGTTCAACCACAACGACCTCAAATACCGCAACCTCCGCAACCACAGGAAGTCCCTTGGTGGCAAACACCATTGCAATGGATAAGGAATGTAGAAACAGGCTTCGCAACATTAGCTGCCGCTCCATTTACTCCTGCGGTTCCAGGCACAGAGAACTTACCCTGGTGGCAAAGAGAACGAGCAGAGTATGAGGCTTGGGATGAACCAAGTTTTCAGACCGAACCTTTATTTAGACTTCCTTGGACACCGCAAGAAATAAGAGACAAACCTTGGACAATTGGCGTTAAAGGTGCCTTAGAAACTGCCCCTTGGTTTGCTACTGCATTGGCTACGGGTGGATTGGGGGCACTTGGGTGGGCTGGTAGTAAAACTGGTATTACAGCACTTACTAGAGCAGCTACCATTGGGACAAGGGCATTGAGACCCGCATTGGCAGTGGAAAGAGCTATTACATATCCCATTGCCAGACCTTTAGAATTAGCTGCTAGGAAAATCTTACCTAAAGCCGCCGAGGTTTCTGCCCGCTTAATTCCCGATTTACAACCCATTGATGAGGCCATTGCTATTGCGACACAACCTACCAGAATACGCAAATTAGTTGACATTAGTGTAAGGGGAAGGCAACCATTAAGGGGATTGGGGCAGGCAATCGGGGGCAGGATGGCTACGGCAAAGAACCCTGCGGATATGGCATTAGTAGGGAGGGATGTTCTAAGATTTGAGGGTGCGAATAAAGCCCTCGTTGCCATATCTACATTAAACAGACTGGGAACATCACGGAGAATCTTTAACCTTACTGAGGAAAACTTGGTAGCATCTGGTGCCTTAAAAGGGGTGCATCTCAACACTATTAGAACTTATCCTCAACGATATATGGCTAAACTAACAGAGCCACAAAAAACTTGGATAGAAGCAGCCCAAGCGATTGAAAAGGAAAAGTTGGTTTTCCTCAAAAGAAATGGCATTACAATCAGGGAACTAACCTTTGAGGAAGGTGGAGAATATGCAGGGAGGCGTGTGTTTGCCAAGATTGACCCCGAAGGCAATCTAATAGGTATTGCCTATATTGGGGCAAGGCAACCAGGTAGACCTGGCGCTAAACTTGCGGCAGAGAAAACTAGGATATTTGGCACATCAGAAGAGGCTGTCGCTGCAGGGTTTCGAGATTTACCCCAAGAGGAAGCCCTCTTTTACAATACGGTTGGGGCGTACAACAGGGTGGCTGATAAACAATTTGCTGAGTGGTTTCTTGAAAGAGTGCCATATAGGACAACAGCCGTAACTGGCATGAATGCCGTAGCCAGGGCCGAGATGAAAGCAGTTCAAGATGCACACAAACAAATCACTGCCATTGCATTGAGGCTAAAGAATAACGAGGCGGTGCCAGGACAACTATTAAAAGGCATAAAAGAATATTATCCCAAGGAATATGAGCAAATAAGGTTATTAACGAAAGCCAAACCTATTAATCAGTCCGAAGTAGATAGTTTACTCCGTTTTGTCAGGGAGGAACAGAACTGGCTTAAAAAGGAGTGGAAAGAAACTACTTCTTGGTTTAAGGAAGCCAAGGCGGGAGCAGTTCGCCCTGGATTTACAGGGGGGATGACATTCGATATACCCGCTTTTGCTGGCAAGGTTTTTACAGACCCACAGGCAAAGGAATGGGTAAATATTATCAGGGGGGAGTTAAACCCCAGTTTTAATAGGGCACTTAGTGCAATCAATCAGGTCAATGCTGTTGGGCGATACTTTGCCCTTGCTGGTGATGTCAGCCCGTTTGGTATTCAGCTTATTTTCCTAGCAGGTGCCCATCCCACAATATATGGTAAAACTATGAAGGCATTCGTCAGGGCTATGTTTGACCCATTATATCACGACAATCTTTTGACCAGAAACATTGCGACAATTCAGAGGCATCCCGGATTGATTCTAACTAGGGGCGGCACAACTGAAATGACCGAGGCGATGGCACGGGGCGGCCTATTGCGCAAGGGGCCATTCAAGATAATGGGCAAAGCACTTGAACCGTTTATGAGGGGCTTTGAAGCATCTTTGGATAGTGCTGGCATTTATATGGCTCAAGCCTATGAACATCTAGCTACATCTCCTGCAAGGATAGCTCAAATAGATGCCTTTATTAACGAATTTAGGGGATTAATGAACACTACCCGACTAGGAATTAGTAGCACACAACGACAATTAGAAAGGGCTGGTGTTCTTGCCCCTCAATATAATCGGGCCATTGGTGCTTTACTGTGGGATATAGGACAGGGTAATCTCAGGGGACAGTTAGCACGTAGAGCGTTAGCGAAGGGAACGGCAGCAATAATGGCTATGACAGTGGCGGTTTCCTATGCTCTCGGCGAAAGCGAGGAGGAAATAGCTGACCATCTAAATCCTTTATCGCCTAACTTTATGACCTGGGAGATAGCAGGGCAGAGAGTGGGGCCAGGTTCAAAAATGAGAAGTTTGCTTTATCTCGCTGGTAAGATAACCAAGAGTCCCGAAGATGCTGCTTATCACGCTGGCCGATTTCTCAGGGGTAACTTTGCTCCATTTATAGGCACTAGCATGGATTTAATTACTGGCAGAAATTACATGGGAGACCCAACTAGAGAAGGTTTACCCAGTCTTAGTAGGACTATATTGGGTGAAAATCTGTTGCCAATCTGGGTTCAAAGCGTAGCCTTTGAGGGTGGAGATATTGCAGGTAAAGTAACAAGGGGTCTGGTAGAGTTCGCTGGAATGCGAGGCTATCCACGTGGGGCTTATGGTGATTTGCGAGCAAGGCAAGATGAGTTGGCTCAAGCCAGATTCGGAATGTCGTGGGAAGAACTAGGAGTACACCCCAATTATGGGAAACTTACTCAGATGCGACTAATAAGAGAAAATCCCGAATTAGAAGAACTTAGCGAGAAAGCCGAAGAGGATTTTGAGAAATGGGCACGTGGCGAGCAATTAATATGGAATGAATATAATGCCGAACTTGAACATTTAACCCAACTTGTAAACAACGAAATCAATGCTGCCTCTAGGCAATTTGAGCAGACTGGGGATGGTTCTAAGTTCAGGGAAAGAATAAATCAAGCCTTCTGGTTAAAGGGTGAGATGAGGGGTGATTTACTTGAGAGAGATGAATTCTCTCTTGTTAGGGAATATTATAGCAAGCCCCCCGATGCGGATGTTATAGCCAAGATGAGTCCTCAAGATGCGATTTATCGGGAATATAACCAAACAATGTATTCTGCCGATATGTATGACCAATATGGAGAATATAGGTGGGATGAGGCAGACAGGCGCAGACAAGCCTTTATACAGAAATACGGGACTGATGCTATGGATTATGTGGAGGAAATTATTGGGGAAAGGCGGGCTGACGAACCTACTGCCGTGAAAATGCTAAGGCAGGCTAGAGTTGTTCTTCAACCTTACTGGGATACAGAAAGACAGGTATGGAGTCAGCTTCCTCAAGGACTGAAGCAAGTATCTGACCAGATTAAGATATTAGAAAGGACTGACCCAATCCAAGCCAAACGGGAATTGTTCAATTATCCGCAGATAGTGTTTGCCCGTAGACAAATTGCACTCTTGAAGCGTCAACTTAAATTGCGTTCACCTGAGATTGCCAATGCTTTAAATATGTTTTATCGTTATTAAGGAGGAATGATGCCACATAAGAAAAAGGGGAGGAAGAAGCCATGCCGTATGCAATAGTTAAGAGAGGCGATAAATGGTTGACAATCAACAATGTGACAAAAGATGTCAAGGGAACTCACGCCACAAGGGAAGAAGCTCTGAGTCAGATGCGTCTATTGTATCACGTTGAGCACGGGGGGAAACTAACACGGGCGAAATGACAGAAATAAGGTGCGGAGGGTGCGGGAAGAAACTTGCCCTTAAATTAGAGGGTAGGTTGGAGATTTATTGCCCTCGATGCAAGCGGTATAACATCCTTGATTCTAATAAAGAATACCAGAGTCATAGATTAGTTTCACTTGAAAGAAATAAATGATATAATAAGGAAGACTTAAACAATTGAATATGCTGGGGTGGCGGAATAGGTAGACGCAGGGGACGCTTTGGTATAAAGGCAACTAGGTATTGCGAGGAGTGGCTAAGCCATAGCAATATTATAGAGTGGGGGTTAGATTCCACCAAGCTATCTAGGGTGCAAATCCCTAGTCCCAGCAAGTGCTCATTTAGTAGCCCGTTTTGTGTCCATCGTGACCAAGACGGGTTTTTTTAAGGAGGGAGAAATGCCAGAGGAGAACGAGAAAAGCGTTCCGCAGGAGCAGGTTTCCGAAGAGAAGACTGTTCCACAAGAGGCTGAAAAAAAGACAGAAGAACAGCCTAAAGAGCAACCCTTGACAGAAGAAAGGGTGCAACAGTTAGTCACAGAGGCTACTTCAAGAGCAGTAGCTGAAGCAAAAGAAGTGGGTCGGCGTGAACTACAAAGCCAGCAATCCATCAATAAAAACGCTGAAACAAGGGCGAGGCTTGCCGAATCAAGAGCCAAGGGATACGAAGCTGGTCTAAGTGGTCTGGACGAGGAAACTCGGAAGGACATAGAACTGGCAAGATACCGAGAAACAGAGAGGACCTCTCAGTCTATAGCACAGGAAGATGAACAGAGGCGACAAGGAGAGGCTTATCTCCAGCAGATGAACAATTCCTTACTGGAAGAAGTCAGGAGTTGGGGCATAGAGCCTGATGACAAGAGAATAGATTTTGCCTCTGACGCACCTGACTATTTTACAGGGAGAAAGCGATTTACTGATTCGCTTCAGAAAATAGTCAGGGAGAACCAGAAAAAGGCTGAGGAGAAACAGGGTGAGGATTTTAAGAACTTAGAATCTAAACTCCGTAAAGATTTGGGTCTTGACTCGGTAGATACTACCGCAGGTGGCAGTGGTGGGAGTGATTCCGATGTTGATTTCAAAAAGGGAATCGGTGATGGGAGTCTACCGTTAAACAAAATAAATATGGAGAGAGCTAGGAGACTAGGTCTCATTTAAGGAGGAAATATGGCAGGTGGATGGACTACTACCACGGTACTTGCTGATAGTTTGGATGATGTCCGTTCTTCAGCAAGGATAGTGAGAGAGTACGAGGGTGTTATGCCTCAGTTAGTAGATAAGGTAACGCTTGGTGAGGGCATTGGGCTTGATTGGAAAGAAATCAAGTATGAGCAATTAACCGCACTGGCCGTAACTGAAACTACGACACTGGATAACCCTCAACAGTTAGCTGATTCAGTGATAACAATTACTCCGCAGGTGGTCGGTATTGAAACTTTTATCACTGACCGAGTACAGGCAAGAATCAGCAAAATAGGCTTTTCTAAGATAGGCAGTCTTGGACAGAACGCAATCCAGAGAAAGAAGGACGAGGATGGGCTGATATTATTTGCCAGTGCGACTACGACTTCCGACCCTGGCACTGGTGTTACGCTGTCTTCGGGTTATATTGCTTCGGCAGCAGCTAATATCAGAGGCAACACGACTGAGCCTGGACACGACCCAATCCGATGCGTCTTACATCCATTCCAGATTCACGACCTGTTCAATGAA